CTCTGCTAATGCAATTGTAGTAAGCCACAGTCACACTGCTACATCAACAGTAACAGACCCAGGACATACCCATCTTATTCCTAATACTAGGGCTGGTAGTCCAAACGGAGGCTCGCCATATATTGCCGGTGCTTCGTCAGGGCCTGCTAATACAGATAACACAGGTTCTAACACTACAGGCATTACTGTGTCCACCACCACTGCCTCGGCAGGTTCTTCAGGCACTAACGCTAACCTGCCACCGTACTATGCACTTGCATACATTATGAAGGCCTAAATGATTACACATCATTTTTCAGATAACTTATACGCTAAAGAATGCTTGTTTCCTAAAGGTTCTCAGATTGTCCAACACAAGCATAAACATGACCATCTGTCTATTCTTGCTAAGGGCAAGGTGAAAGTTGTAGTAGATGATGAAGTTTTTGATATTGAAGCACCACATTGTTTTAATATCAAAGCCGATAAACATCATGGTGTCTTAGCATTAGAGGACTGTGTTTGGTACTGTATTCATGCTACCAACGAAACAGACATTAACAATATTGATGAAGTTTTAATTAAGGAGTAGTATTATGCCTATCGCAGCAGCAGCAATTATAGGGGGTGCTAGCCTACTTGGCAGTAGCATGGCTGGAAGATCCGCTGAAAAAGCAGCTAATGCCTCAGCCCAGGCTCAACTACAAGCAGCCAAAATAGCGGCTGAAGAGCAGAGGTTCAGACCAGTAGGAATAACTACTAGGTTTGGAACTTCTCGATTTGGCTTTGGCCCAGAAGGCAGACTTGAAAGTGCTGGATATACTGCATCACCAGAGATACAAGCACTTCAGGAAAGACTAGCAAGTCTATATGGGACTAGCCTTGGTCAAGCAGAAACGGCTCCAGGGATTTCTCAGGGTCTGTTTAGTCTTGGTCAGCAATACCTTGCACAGACACCAACACAAGCTAGAAATCAGTATTTACAAGAACAGTATGCCATGCTTGATCCTATTCGTCAACGTGAAGAGCAACGATTAGCATCTTCTGTGTTTGGACGAGGTCGTGCAGGCCTTAACATTGGCGATGTAGGCCAACCTGAGTTGGCTGCGTTGGCTAATGCACGGCGTACACAAGACCTACAATTGGCTGCACAGGCAGAGCAAGAAGCAAGAAGTAGACTTGGTTTTGGTACTGGACTGCTTGAAACTGGTTATGGTCTACAGACCAAAGCACTGGCCCCATTCCAACAACAGTTTGGTGTGTCTCAATTGCTTGAGCAGGCATCACAACAGCCTCTGGATATAGGCGCTCAGTTGGGTGGAAGAACAGCTACTGCCGGTGCTAATGTTGGTCAATCTCTATTGACAGGCGGTATAGGAGCTGCACAGACTCAGTTGCAAGGCTCCTTAGTTGGTCCGTCGTTGATGGCACAGAATATTTCTGGTTTTGGTCAGAACTATCTCAGAAATCAACAACAGCAGCAAATGTTTAATCAACTTTATAATCCATACACTAGGGCCGGTTATTCTCCTGTTCCTTCTGGATTCAATGATCCATATTCTGCAAATGCTGGTGTTAACTTTACTGCTCCTAATGTCTACGGTTAATTAAGGAACAAAAATGGCTATTACTTCATTATTTGGACCAACCCCACAAGAACTTATTGCTGCTCAGGTTAAAGAGCAGGAACAGATGGACCTGCTTCGTAACCAGCAGATTGCACAGCAAGGTAGTCAGTTTGGTGTGTTTGCTCCGTTGTATCAGGCTGGCCTCAAGTTCGGTGATCTTGGTTCTAGGGCGATTACTCAAAGTCTCTTCCCAGAGGTTAGAAACCCACAGTTACAACAGGCACAGACAATACAATCTGTATTGCAAACCTACCAAGGACAGAACTTAGGCGATCCTTCGGTGCTACAAAAAATTGCTTCTGACTTGTTTGCTGCTGGTGCTCCTGATGCCGGTATCAAAGCACTTGCAACGGCTAAGAGTCTTACACCAAAAGATGAGTTTGTTACTGGAAAGCCGGGAGAGAAGATATTTAAAAGAGGCCCCGGAGGTGCATTAACAGAGGTTGTTAGTGTTCCAAAAGATGATAAAGATAAAAATACTTTAGATGTCGCTAGAAATGTTATGTTTGAGTTAGGAATAAAAGACCCAGCGACATTGACAAAAGAGGAATCAGCAAAGTTGAATGTTGCTAGAGAAGTTCTAAAACTAGCAAGCCCAGGCACAACTTTAAACGTAGGTGATAGGTCGGCTGATGTTGCGGCGGGCAAAATTGTTGGAGAGGCTCAAGCAACGATTGATAACAAATACTCAGCAATTTCTAGTTTAAAAAGCGCAAAAGAGTTGCTTAATAAGGGTATCTATGCTGGTCCGTATGCCCCGCTTGCTCAAGGAGCAGCTAAGTACTCTGGTGGTTTGATTGGAGACCGTAAGAAAGTTATTAACACTGAGACCTTCTTAAGTGAGATTGGCAACACAGTTATTCCAAGATTGCAAGAGTTTGGTGGTAACGACTCCGTAGAAGAATTAAAATACCTTCGTGACGTACAAGGTGGCAGGATTGATTTAGAACCAGAAACTCTTAAAAACATTCTAAACTCAGCAGAGAAGAAAATAAACGAAGGGATTGAAAGACTTAAACTACAGTCACAAGCAATTCAAAAAGGACAGCCTCTTCCGCTTGGAGAAGTTAAAGCACCAAAAACACCTAAAACAACACAAAGAACTACAAAAAGCGGAATCAGTTACCAAATTATTGAGGATTAATTATGCCTACCTATGTAATTGGTGGAAAAAAGATTCAAACAGAGGCGCAACTAAGCGAATCTCAGATAGACGAAATTGCAAGTTCTTTAGGCGTTACTAAAGAGCAACCAAGTGTTGCTGCTCCGTCTAGTGGGTTTCTAATGGGAATCAAAGATCCTATTAGTGCAGGTGCTCAATTATTACCACGGGGATTAGAGCAGGTTACTTCGCTTGGTGGATTGGTGCCAAACCCAGTCAGTCGTTTCTTTGGGTCTGAAGCGCAAAGAGTCGATGAGATGGTCAGAGCAGAAGAGGCCGCATACCAGCAACAAAGAGCAGCCCAGGGAGGGGCTGGGTTTGATGTTGGTCGTTTGGGCGGTAATATTATAAATCCTGCAAACATTGCAGTTGGTTTAAGGGCAACTCAGTTGGCTAGGGCAGGAGGCCTTACTAATGTTGGCGCTGGCGCAGCCGCTGGAGCAGCTACTGGTGCGTTACAGCCGGTAGTTGGAGAAGAGTTTGCTGGTGAAAAGGCATCTCAAATTGGCTTAGGTGCTGTTGGTGGCGCTGTCGGTGAAAAGGTTGCTGCTGGTGTTGGAAGGGTAGCAAAACCTTTGGTATCAAAAGCAGAGCAAACAATGCGGGATTTAGGTATTGTGCCTACGCCAGGACAGGTACTAGGAGGTAGGTTTAAGTCTGCCGAAGAGTTTGCACAGAATCTTCCTTTAATTGGTAGTCAAATTGAAAATGCCCGTCAAAAGACAATTTTTAATTTCAACAAAGGCGTTATTAACAAAGCACTAAATAAAGTTGGGACACAACTTCCTGATGACGTTGTTGGCAGGGACGCTGTTGCTTTTGCTACTGATGAGGTCTCTAAGAAGTATGATGATGTCTTGTCTAAGATAACATTTAAGTTAGATTTTAAGACAACCAGCGGCATTCTTGGATCGCTTAGCAAGGCTAACTTACCATCTCCAGGTCAGAGAGAAACTGTGCAGGAAGTTGTAAACAACATAATGCTAAGTAAGTTTCCGGCTAATAGTCAACTAACAGGCACTAACATTAAAGCCATAGAGTCTGATTTACGGAAAGAGGCTTTAAATTACTTGAATAGTGCATCAGCCAACGATAGACAGATTGGAGAGGCGTTACAGGGCGTTCTTGGGGTATTTAAAAAAGAAATTGGCTATCAGAATCCAAAACTTACGCCTGAACTTCGCAGAATTGACAGTGCCTACGGTGACTTAGCAATTATGAAAATTGCTGCTGCAAACTCTGGAGCAGAGAATGGTGTGTTCTCTCCAAAGCAATATCAAGTGGCTGTGCGACAAGCGGACCTAAGTCGTAAGAAGGCAAGGTTTGCAGAGGGCAGAGCAAGAGGACAGGTTGATGCAGACGCAGCTCTAAAGATTCTTGGAGAAGATGCTAAGTCTACCTTAGAAGGTCGTTTAGCGGCTCAGGTCGGAGGTGGTATCTATACATTATCTAATCCTGCTGTGGGAATACCAACAGCGTTGGGTATATCAGGAGTGTACTCCCCGTTAGGATTGCAAGTAAGCGACTTACTTCTTAGATCTAGGCCAGAAATTGTTAAACAGTTCGGAGACTTAGTGCAAAAACAATCCGCTGAAATAGGCGGTATTGGAGCACCGCAGACTTTATTCGGTTACAACAGAGCAGATAGACTGCCGGAGTAACTATGAGCGAACCAGTCACTCAAGTTGCCAAGGCTGCGGTCGCTGGCATCAAAGAGGCTTTGGCTGTTGGTAAGGAACTGGAGTCAGTTACTAAGGATATCCAAGACCTTGGCAAGGCTGATGTGCAGGCCAGGGCCGCCTTTCGTAGAAAGCAGTTAAACAGGCCAAAGGATACATCTGTATTTTCTGCCGTTGAAGAATGGCGAGGACTATACGAAATTAAGAAGATAGAAGAAGAACTCAAAAGAGACATCATCGAGAAGCACGGTCCTGCTGCCTGGGCTGAGATAGAAACGATTAAACAGCGTATCTTGGCAGACAACAAGAACCTGACTGATGAGTTTGGCAGAGACTTAAAGAAGTTGGCTGAACTAAAGATGTACTGTTTCATAGCCGCACTGTTGATTGTTAGTTTTGCCTATGTAATGGGCTATAAACCTTAAGGAACCCTATGCTATCCCTAATCTCCTCCGCTATCGGCTTTCTAGCCTCTGGACTGCCACAGATTCTAAACTTCTTCCAAGACAAGGCAGATAAGGCACAGGAACTTAAACTAGCACAGATGCAGACTGAGCGTGAACTGGCACTGGCTGAAAGGGGCTACATAGCCCAGCAGAAGGTTGAAGAGATCAGGACAGACCAGATTGCACTACAGACCGACGCAGACCGCCAGGGGGCTGCTCTGGAGCACGACAAGGCTATTATGGCTCGTGCGTCATCGTGGGTTGTTAATCTCAATGGCATTGTCAGGCCAACAGTGACCTTTATCTTTGTGCTTGAACTGGTATTAATCAATATGGGGCTTACCTACTTCCTATTACAGGGTGGCCTCGGCAGTATGTCTGTAGAGCAGTTTATCGCAGCTACGGATGTTATCTTCTCTGAAGATGAAATGGCTTTACTGTCAGGAATCATTGCTTTCTGGTTTGGTTCTCGTCAGTGGGGTAAGAAGTGAATGTATCAAAAGAGTGTATAGAGGGCATTAAGAAGGATGAAGGAGTACGATTTCGTCCCTATCGCTGTCCTGCTTTACTGTGGACTGTTGGTGTTGGTCATGTTATTGACCCTAATCATATAAAGGTGAAACTAGATGAACGTAAAGGACTTGCAATCCCTGATGGGTGGGATCGAACTCTCACAATGGCAGAAGTCGATGGAATCTTGGCAGCAGACTTGGCTATCTTTGAACGAGGCGTGCTTAGACTATGCCCTCAAGGACTTACCCAAGGCCGCTTTGACGCATTGGTCAGCTTTAGCTTCAACGTTGGCCTCGGCAACCTCCAAAGAAGTACAATAAGAATGAAGCATAACCGTGGCGACTTCGATGGCGCTGCGGAGGCTTTCATGGCTTGGACCAAGGCAGGGGGCAAAGAACTCCCTGGCCTTGTTAAACGCCGTAAGCATGAGAAAGCAATGTATCTAGGATAAAAAAAGAGCCTCTTGAGGAGGCCCTGTTAAGTCCTACACCCTAGACTACCAAAAAACCATTACCCTGAGGATGAACAGGTCAATGACGACACAGTGTTCCTCTTCAAAGTCATCCACATATTCAAACCCAACCATACAGCCACCGATGATGTGCAGTAGTATTGTCATGTCAGATCTCGCAGTGACCGGCAACGCAGGCCAATGTTTGTGCGCCTTCGACGTTGTCATCTACCTCGACTAAGTCGTCCCATTTGATCTCTTTAGGCATCTTAGAGAGCATCTCTTCATACTGCTCTTTAGTGCATTCCTCATAAGGAGCCTGTCGGTATGTGCCACCAGCCCAAGGCAGGAAAGACACACCAGAGATTTCATCGAAGTTCCTAAACACCCAAGCCCCGACATCCATCCATTCATCTTCTTTGACTGAGATGGTCACAGACGGTTTATGCTCACACCAGTGACGCTGATACATCATCCAGACATCGAGGTGCTCAATTGCTGTTAGATCATCACGCAGTCTTGCTCCTTCAGGGGCCTTCATCGGAAATGAGAAGACTACTGTGCTGTCTGGTCGCATTACGCAATCTTCGGCAGGCACACCAGCAGAGGTCAGGAACGCCGAGAGAGGGTCTTTCTTGTCTCCACGAACACGGCGAATATAATACTGACTATGTCTAGCATGAATACCAGAGGCGCTATCAACAAGTTGAGAGACAGTGCCAGAAGGTTTGACACAAGTAATCGCAGCAGACTGAGGAATTCCCAACCGTGCTGCAAGGTCAGCGTTGGTATCAACGGCGACTTTCCGTAATTGTTCAAGAGCCTTCGCAGTGCTGTCACTTACCTCTCCCATCCATTTGTTATCTAAGATACCCGTCAACGACACACCTAAGAGACGCTCCTCTTCAGTGTTCTTCTGCCACACCTTACGCAGGTAAGGGAAGTTAGTCATCGTAGACTGGAACGTGCCCATAATCGTTGCTATCCTGATCTTGTTAGCAAGCGTCTCTACAGTATCTTCTGCCCGTACAACCACTTCCGTGAGGTTACAGAACTGGTAGGGGCGCAGGATGATTTCTGAGCAGGGGTTTGTTCCGAAGTCAAAACTAGAATCACGTCTGCCGTTCTTTGCAGCTTGGCTTTGACTTGCTTCCCTTGAGAAGATTCCCCGTTCTCCAGAGTGGCTGTTGTAGAGGCTAGTCCATTCTTGGAGAAACTGTCCAATGTCTGGTTTAGAGTTATAAGTTGCCGAGTTGTTAGCGAGTGCCCTATGTGCATTTTGTTCCCACCAGTTTCCAGATTTACAAGACCGCATACGGTCATCCTCGAGGTCCGACAAAGAAATCATTGCAGATCTTCGTACTCCACCGACAACAACAACTTCCCCGATTTTACAGAGAATATCGTGACACTCGATTGATGTAAGTTTTCTACCCACTGCTCCTCTGAACTTGGCGATAGTGAACTTAAAAAGCTCATCCAAAGGTCCGGGACCAGAGGCACGTCCTCCAAAAGTTTTGAGTCTGGCTCCTGCAGGTAGTGCTTTGGCCCATCCTTCTTTTGAATCCGCAACCGAAATAGTAGTCTGAGAATCAAACAACTGATCCGGGACTTCAGGTAATTGATCGACATATTTATGCTCCACAGAAAAGCCTACACCTGTGCCACAGAGTAGGATATACATAGCCTCATCGAAGGCTTTGGGGTCATCGATAGGCAAGTAGCTGCAATTGTAGCCAGCGGTGTTGTCCCGATCAAGGGCCTTGCCTGCGGTCATTATAGCCCTCATAGAAGGCATAACTTCCAGGTTAGTGATAGCAGACTTGATCTCTTCTGCTAACTTGTCATCGATGGTGTAGTTGTGCTTATCTTTTAGGTGTGCCCACATAAAAGTACAGTATCGAGACACAGTCTCATTCCAGTGCTCACGCCGATTCTTGTCATTCAAGTAACGGCTGTACCGGCTCTTGGCAATAAAGGTGCTATAGGGTGTCATCTAAGTCTATCTCCAATTCATCAAATTTATCTTCTATCTTATCCGCAAACTTCTCTATCAATTCTTCTGAAGAAATATCTAGCACTTCCAAGATTGTAATTTCGTCTAACTTCTTCATTCGTTCCATTATATCTCTAATCGTCAACGACATAATCTTTTCAGTGCTTCATCAAGCCCTGCCTCCCAGTTAGTATAAGGTTCATAACGTATAAGTTCCATTGAGTCGTACCAGTTAGTCTTGTCTTTATCAGCAGGGAGATAAAACCACCCCGTTTTTGACGTAGAGCCAACTAAGTTCAATGTCCTTACCCCAAGTGCTCCTGCTAAGTGTGCTACACCAGTGTCAACAGTAACGACTGCCTTCAATGACTGTATCTTCTTAGCCGTTTCAAGCCAACTTCTACCATCCAAGTTCTCTGGCATAAAATCGGGCTGAATCTGTAATGATACCACTTTGTGCTTCTTTGTCAACTGATTATAGAACTTTTCTGCTAGGTTTCTAGGAATAACCTTGGCACTAGCATTCCATGAATCATTGTCGCTATACCAGCAAAACCCTATCTGGCTAGTCTTTTTAACGCCTTTAAACTTGAAGTAGCCAGCACTCTTGTACACAGGGCCGCCGTCAACCATAGGGAACTTGTTGTACTGCATCAGCAGTGCCGGTATAGACATCACCTTGACACGCATTGCGGGCACAGCACAGTTCTCATCAGTCAGGACACCATCCACGCCCTCCAGAGAGGCTATCAGGTTCGTCAGTGTCTTTTGCATATAGACACTCACGGACTTGACTGGTAACTCTTTGAGCAGCGGTATGAATCGAGAGAACATGATTGTGTCGCCAACGCCTTGCTCGTTAACGACTATCAGGTGCCTGTCTCTGACATCATATCCAGGTTCCCAGATGATGGACCTAGATAGCGGTGTCTTCATTCCCAAAGCAAACTTAACTTTACGGATTTCACGGCACTCATACAGATTAAAGCCTTTACTCCACTGACCCTCTTTCAGCAGTGCATAGGACCTATCAAGATCACGCTGACTCATTTGTAGTACACAGCCTTTATCTTGTCGTAGTTCTCGATAGTAAACTCAAGATAGTGCTTTGCCTTCTCAAGGTCTTCGATGCCGTTCTTCTTAGCGTGACGCTGAACATACTTAATCACATTACACAGCCAAGGGTCCATCTCCCAATCAAGGAAGACATCCCAAGGCTGGATCTGTGTCTTATAGTGATTGCCACCAATCTGCCTAGCCTTGATGTAGTCTGCTAGTGTTTCAAGCTGCTGTGACATGAGCGTGTTCCTTTACTGCTTTGGTTGACTTTGACCAAGTTCCACAATGGGTACACTGGTATCTTTGGAAGGTTCCTGTGGTCGTATAACTGAAACCTCTTTTTTGTAGTTTGGCACTTCCGCAGGTGGGGCATCCAGTGGAATTATACAGGTTACGATTAGGATGGTTTCTACCAAGCCAAGGGAGCAGGCGCTCATAGACTTTCTCCAATAGAATAA